ACTGGTAAATCTTTAAATATCTTATACGTTTTATCTAGAACTGCATTAGTTTTAGCAATACTTTGAGTAGATAGCATCGTTTCGATAATTTCTTTTACATGAGGTTTAATAGCATCAGGCATTGTACTTCTAACAACCTCAACCCCAGTATACTTATACTTATCCATTGGTATACCTTCATCATCTAAAATATGCATAACATAGCGTTTCTTCTGCAAAAACACACCTACATCAGCTATAACCTCACGTTTAAAGATAAATCTACAGTCTTTAGAATTTAAGTTTTTACCACCCCATACTTTAATTTCATCATTTAAGAAATCTTCAATATTTTGTACTTCATCATGAAATGCTTGAGTTAATTTACCTGAATCATCTTTAAATGTTAAACCGGCTTTAACGAGAGGTTTAACTGAAATATAACTACTATCAGTATCGTTATATATGATACAATCATTTAGAGTTTTTTCATCTTCAATATTAGCTTTTTCTTTAATATACTTTTTAAGTAATTCGTTTGATTGCTTAATAACTGCTTGACCAGTTAATGTAATTGAAGCTGCAATATCATCATCACCAAAAGGTGCATGCTTATTACCAAAGTAACCGTAAATGGAATTAATTAAAACCTTAATACATAACTGCTTTGCATCTAATTGTTCTATCTCAAATTTAAGTTCTTTATTCTTATTCTTAGAATATTCTCTTTTTAATTTACCTAGTTTAGTTTTAACAGTAACCCTTTTATCATAGTAATAATCTAAAATTTCAGGCATAACACCTTTTTTCTTTTGAGTAAATAATACGTTCGCTTTACTAATAGCTATTTCTTCCTTTTTACAGAACTTTAAAAACTTCTCATGACTCAATGTAAAAACTTGACCATTAGCATGCCGTATAACTATTTCATTATTATTCTTATCTTCAATCTTACCTACTTTAGTTTCCGGAGACATATTTAGAGATATCATCACATTCGGATACAGAGAGTTAGCATCAAACGATATAATATTTTCTTGAAACCCCTTCAAAGGCTCACCAACATAAGCACCCGGGTTCTTACCAGTGTCTGCATTTCTAATAAACGAAGGTACACACTGACCACGCTTTCTTGATATAACTGCAGTTGCACCATTAATTACCGATAGAGATCCCATAGCAGCTTCAAAGGTAGTTAAACCCACGTAAGCTAACATCTTAATTAGTTCTGTATACTTTAGTTTATCTTCTAAGTTAGTTAGCAGTCTAACGTCTTGAATATTATATTCAACAAACGTCTGCCAATCAGTATCAGCTAGAGTAGCAAGATTCATATTACCAAAATCTACTTTCTTTTCACCTAACTCGGCCTCACCAATCGCATCAAGTTTATAACTTTCTTTTACACCTACCGAAAAACGTTTATATACGTCTAAATAGTCAATTAATGAAATACCTTCAACATACCAACGTTGCTGCTCTTGACCAAACTGACCCCGTATTGTTCTACTATAAACCTTACCAGAAGGTGATATTCTATTAGTCCATTCCTCACCAAGTATACGAGTACACCTATTTAAGATATAAGGTAAATCAAAAAACTCACTATTCCAACCTGACATAATATCAGGATAATCTTTTTCAACATACTCAATAAACTTCATAAATAACTCTCTTTCAGAAGAGCATTTAACATAAGTTACATCTTTATCTTTATTATTAAATTCGCCCAAACCAAACGTATGGTAATGACGATTTAAAGAATCAAAACAAGTAATAACATTACAGGTATGGGTCGGGTCTTGAGGATTAGGAAACTCATCTGGTGAATAAGTCTCGATATCCAAGAACATCACTTTAATGGGGTTTTTACTAAAATCAGACGTTTCATTAACTTTCCAAAATGTATCAATTAAGTATTGCTGGACAGCAGGTTGGTTTTCAAATACCCTTTTAATTCCAGTATCTTTAATATATTTGAATCTATCATATTGAGTTCTAAAACTCTTTTTAATTAGCTTAGTACCAAATATAGATTCATATTCACCTTTACCCTCAACATAAAGATAAGGATCATAAGACGTTGTTACTTTAATTCTTTTACCATCGGTATCCCAGGTAAATAAATTAATACATCTTTCACGGGGATCATAGTATATATTACGATAACTCACCCAATGATTATATCACAGTTCCTAATTATATCTACCTAAATTAATTCTTTTTGGGTCACCTACATTATATTGATATAATTCTGTATAACAATCGATATTTTTATCATCCTCTAACCATCGGGTATCAGCATATTGTCTTGCTTTTCTACATAAAGCTTTATAACGTTTTCTATCTTTTAACGTAGTTTCAATTTGAGCAATCATTTCATCACCAGTTCTAAATTTAATTGGTGCATTTTCATATGTGCATAAGTCTTGACAAGCAATCGGTAAACCTAATGCACAAGCTTCAATATATTTTAAATCTGATTTAGCTCTATTGAAAGTATTATCCTGTAAAGGAGCAACAACCATATTGACATTTAAATCGTATAAACCTTGACCATACTCAAATAATCTCTTCCAGGGATGGAATTCAACCTTTCCAGACTGTACTAAATCTCTAATAGGTAGTGGATGTGCTCCTAAAAATACCCATTGATATTTATCAACTGTTTTTCTAATAACTTCATTCACATGATAAAAGTCATCTTTAAATTTAACCCTCTGTTCAGTATCGAAATGAGCACCAGAACCAGCATATAAGATTCTTGGTTTCTTTTTATGCTTATCATAACTTTCCATCGTTCTGTTATGATTTTCATAATGACCTAACCAAAATTTAGGCATAAAATTCGGTACAACTGTTACATTTTGATTACCGGTTTTATCCTTATAATAATCTCTCATGAACGGACATGTTACAGTAATTTCATCGCAAATTGACATCATTTCTTGAGCTGAATTTCTAATCTTAGGATCGGTAAATGCAGTCTTATATTTGTTATAATCAGGTATATCTTCATGAAAACAAATATCATCAATTTCATAAATTAGTCTAAAATTATTTTTATCAGCAATTCTTCTTAACCATTTAACAAACTCTAATTGTTGAGGTGTTGCTTGTCTTTGTATCCTCACCCCTTTAGCTTGAACATAATATCTTTCATCAACATTCATCACCGTTGTACCATGCACAACAGCTTTACTATGAGCATTCATAACTTGCTCTGGCCATATCATTCTCCAATGTCCGCAACCTGAATAATCAGCGTAATAATTTAAAAATCTAGGCAGATCTCTCTCTGAACTTTTTGGTTTAGTTATTACCGGTCTATTTGGTATAATAATATTACTTTGAAATGGTTTTTGACCAAATGCAGGGGTTTGAAAAGGTATATTGCCTTGAATATGCATAATATTAATTAATCAACAAAATTTACTCTTCTAGTGATGCCATTATGTTTTTCTAAAAATATTACATCTCCGTTGGCAGATTTAATACTTTCTTTACGGTGGCTGATAACCATAACACATTCATTATACTTTTCCACCCGCTCGTTTAATATTTCTAAAACTAAATCGACCCCTTTTTCATCTAAACTACTATCAAATAATTCATCATAAAAACTAATATTATAATATACATCACCTTGTGATTTTCTCATATCCATAAAAGAAAATAAACAAGCTAAGTCAATAGCTTTTCTTTCAGCACCTGAAAAGTTATTATATAAACAAATCTTACCCTTTTCATTTACAATTTCTTCTTCAAAATATTCATTAAAGATACAAACGCAGTTACTATCTAATTTTTTCATGAAATGAGTTAGCTTACCATTGAAATGTGAAAGTATCTTTTTAACGATAAAACTCTTTACACCTTCTTCACTAACTACAAACTTAACAACATCCATTAAGTTAATAACCTTTTTAAGTGAGTCAATTTCTTGCTTAATTTCATTAATCTTATTAGTTGATAAAGTTATTAACTCCTCGAAAGAATTAGTTTCATTTTTAATATTTTCGATATCAGTTTGATATTGTTTAATAACATTTTCTACATCACTTATATTACGTTCAAGGTAAGAAATATTATTTTTTTGATTTTTTATACTAATAAGTTTACTATCTATCTTTGTTTTTGCTGAATTATATTTTTTAAGATCATGACTAATCCCTTCATATACTGCTTTATGTTCTTTTATAAGTTCTACTATATTAGTAGTTATATTTTCTAGTTTTTCTTTTTCAGATTCGATTAAATCTTTATCATGATCTTTTAAAGGTCTTAAACAAACAGGGCAAGTAGCTTCTTCAGTACCAATTTTTTCAAGTATATTTTTATTTGAATTTAAATCAGTCTTATTTTGAATTATTTTTTCATAAACTTCATTTTTATTCTTATCAAGTTCATTTATTCTTTCTTGCAATTCATTTAGTTTTTCAATATAAGGATTTTCATCTAATGATTCAACTGTATTTTTTTCATTCTTATAATTCTCTAAATCTGTATTTTTTGAATTAATTTGATTATGTATTCTACTAATTCTTTGATTCTTATTTTCTTCAAAGTTATCAACTTGTTGCTGCTGTGTATTTAAATGATTATTTGTTTCTTCTAATCTCGTAATTTCAATATCAAAATTACGCTTTACTTCATTATGCTCATTGCGTAATTCACTAAGCATTTTACTAAAGACTTCTAAATTGAAAATTTGTTCAATAAACTTTCTTTTTTCAGTTTTACTCTTACCCATAAAAGGTATATGATTATTAAGAGTCATTATAACACAGTTTTGAAATATTTCAGGAGTAGATGATAAAACTGTATTAATATATTCATTAGTATTTGATATACTATCTCTCGTTTTATCGTTACCGTTTTTATAAACGTATACCTTACTAGGATTTAAAGTACGGATAATATCAAAGTCATTAGTACCATGTTTAGGATCATCAACAGTAAAAGATAATTGTACTTCACAAGTACCTGATGTTAGATTATTAGCTATAAAATTCTTTTTAATATCTCTAAGAGTTTGACCGAATATAGCAAAGTATAGAGCATCAGCTATTGTACTTTTACCGACACCATTTCTCCTATCTTCTTTATCTCTGTTAATACCAGTTACTATATGTAAACCTTTTTCGAAGTTTACTACAACTTGGTCTTCCCCTATTGATAAAAAATTCTTAATTTTTAATTCTTTAAAACTTACGTATTTCATTTAACTCTATCGTAAAGTGATTGGGTATAATTTACCACATCTTTTTTATTTTCTATATCTAACATATTAACAAACTCTTCAATCGCATGCTTCATATCAACACCCGATAAATCATAATCTTCATCATTTTCAATCTTAAGTTTATTATAATTTACATCATAATCAATTCTTAATTCTACTGGCTTATATGTAGTTAATTTTGTAACTAACGCATCTAGATGATCACTGCTAATATTTTTATCGATAATTAATTTTATAATATTACCCGGTAATGCATTTTTAAATACATCTTCTACTTCAGTAATATTAATCAATTTTGATAAAACCATTTTTATATGTTTAGGTGTAATATTATTTTCAAAAAATTCATAAGATAAATTATCAAAGTCTAAAATATAATAACCTTTCGTTTGCATTGTATCACCGAAATCCATTTCATATGGATTACCCACATAAATGATAGAGCTGTCTTGCCGCTTATAATGTTTTTCATCTCTTGAATGAAAATGACCAGTGAATATTAATTTAGATTTTTCTACTAGTATATCTGGGTCATCACCATGGTCGCAGATTTTAAACATATTCATTTTAAAATTTTCCAATTCAAAATGACCGAAAATTATATCACTATTAGGTATATCCTCTATTTTAGTACCCCATGGGCAAAAAGATACCGTTTTATTTTTATATTCTACCGTTGATAGTTTATCATATACAGTTAAGTTTTTATAACCTTTAAAAATACTCAAACTATTAATCTCTGATGTATCTTTATACCATGCATCATGGTTACCGGTAATCATAGTAATATTAAAATCCTTAAACTTATCTAATATATCTTTAGCAAAATTTAAAGTCTTAACTGATATTTCATCCCTATAATGGAAAAAATCCCCACAAAATATAATATCAGTTATATTTTTATTTTTAAGTTCTTTAATATACCAATCAGTCCACTTATTTGATATACCTAACCAGAAATCACTATTCTGGTGAACACCTAAATGTATATCAGAAAATATAGCTACTTTACTCATCATCTAAATCAGTGTCGTCACTCATTGGTTTAACATAAACTCGACCATCAGTAGATTCTAACATTTCTTGCTCGTAAACTTTTTCTTTATATTCACTCAAGGTATTTGCATGCTTTTTTTCTTTTTTAATTCTATTAATAAAAGCGTGGAAAGCAATTGTTGTAAAATATGAAAATGGATTATACTCTGATTCAATATCAAATTTTTTATTTGTTACAGCGGTATACATCTTTACTAGAGCATCACCAACCATTTCATCTCTATAAGTATAATTGATAAAGTTGGATGAATAACTTAAACCATGAGCAATTTTATGTATCATATCAGCTAGATGATGCGTACAATTTTCTGTTTCATAAAAATTAATAAGTTCAGCTTTTAATTCTCGTGGATCTACATAATATTCAGTTTTCTTTGGTTTCGGTCCTCTACGTTTACCGGTAGATTTTTTAGTATTAGCCATAAAACTATTATAGCGTATAAAACTTACTTTTCAACTATATTAGTCAATGAAAAATTTATTTTTTCTGATTTATAAATTTCTTTTCTTTTATCAGAATGACGTATTCCGTATTTTAACTTATCAGCTAGATCTATAATAATTAGTTTATTTTTTGTTTCATGTAGTCTTAAACCTCTACCAATTGATTGGATAGTTCTTATGAAACTTTTACCTCCTGATGCAAACATAATCATATGTATATTTTTAATATTAACACCGGTACTAAAAATAGAACTCATTGCAATACAAATAACGTCATTATTTGTTTCCATTATCTTTTTAATTTTATCCCTTTCTTCAACCTCAACTTCACCTTTTACAAAATAAACTTTTTTATTTTCAATTTGTGTTAGGTTATCAAATAATACATCCCCATGGGCTAAATGATTAACTAATATAAGAGAATTATTATTAAATTTTGAACATATATTTTTAATTACACTATTTCGAAAATCGTTAGTATAGATAAAATCTAATTCTGCTTTAAAATTATTACCACCACTTACTACAAGAGGTTTATCTTTATAACCTATGTTAATGACCTTAATGTCTACGTTAGTTAAATAGCTCTCTAACCTAAGTTCATAGCTATCCTTATCGTATATCACTTTACCTAATTTACCAATAACATTCCATTCTTCTGGTTTATCATCAGGTAAAGTACCGGTTAAACCAAACTTATTATATGTATGTATTTTATTAACCATTTTACTTACTTTATTTGACTTTTTAATGGTGTGACATTCATCCACCACTAAAACGTCTATATATTTTATCCAATCATTATCTTCAAATTTACTCTGTAAAATACCACGATTAGCTATAATGCAATTAGCTGTTAAATCAGGTTTTATCTTACCTGTCCATCTTGTAAATTTAAATAATACATTATATTCTTCAAAATCGTTATACGTTTGGTTAACCAATCCGAGATCAGGTACTAATATTAAAATTTTTATTTTAGGATTGTTAGAATAAAGACTCATTAACAATGAAGCAATCGTTAACGTTTTACCACCTCCAGTACCGAGTTTAATAATACCTCTTCCAAATTTTAATGCTTCTTTTACCGAATCTAACTGGTAATCCCTTAATGGAAATTTTAGATTATCGTATGCTCTTTCTTCTTTATATGTTGGTTTAACTATAGGTAAAATATCTGAACTAACCTCTACATCCTTATTTGGGTATTCTTGCTTTACATAACTAAAAATATCAAAAAATAAACCAGGCTCAAATAACCCAGTCGGTGTAATACAATATATTCTACTAGGTGCTGCCCATCTAGCCCTGCCTCTCATTCTAAAACGAGCTGTTTCATCTTTAACGCTAAAATGTTCTCGTATACTATCTAAATCATCTGATATTAATCTAATTTTTTCTTTAGCTAATTCAAATTTCATTATAATTGCTCCATCTTCATTATTTCAATAATATTTTTAATATCAAAACCTATAGCACTGAAAGTCTTTTCTGTCTTTTCCAAGAATTCAATAATTAATTCTTCATTACTTATCTGATCAGATATTTCTTTCATCTTTTCATGCCGGTAACTTGCTTTTTCTGCAACTGGTATAGTAACCTTGACTGGACTTTCTTCGATAATTTTTTGAACTACATCTTTTTTAATTAAATCTCTTTGTTGTCTTAAATTAAGAAGATTTTTTTTATGTCTAATCAGTTTAGCTACCCAATAATGTTTCTTTGCAGGTGTCTTCATCGAAGAGTCTTTAAGGTTAAATTCATTAATTTGTAAATCTTTTTCTATTTCATCTATATATTGATCTAATAAATTCACATATTAATTATAAATACTATTATGAAAAAAACAACTCTTTTCGAAAAAGTATTTAAAAAAATACTCAAAAAGAAAAAACCAGCAGAAGAAGATGATAATACTGTAGGTGGGGGAGCTTTAGGACCTGCTGCAGCAATAGGTCATAATGGTTTAACGAATACTGATTGGTATGCACCTGGTGATTATAGAAGATGGACAGCATTAGGAGCGACATATTCTAGAAGAGGTAAAGTAGGTAAGAAAAAAAGTAAAACCAGAAAACGTAAAACTAGAAAACGTAAAACTAAAAAGTAAATATCCATATGGACACAGGCATTTGGAAAGTTTACGAAGCAATACCAGAGGACGCTTTCGGGTTTATATACGAAATTGTAAACACTACTAACGGTAAAAAATATATCGGTAAAAAGCAAATGATACGAAAAATTAGACGCAACCCTTTAAAAGGTAAGAAGCGTAAGCGTATTGATTATGTGGAAAGTGACTGGAAAACTTATACAGGTTCATCAGATGCTCTTAATATAGATATTGCAACTTTAGGATTAGAAAAATTTATATTTAAAATTTTAAAATTTTGTAATAGTAAGTTTGAGCTTTCTTACTTTGAGGCTAAAATGCAGTTTGAAAAAGATGTTTTATTAAGTGAAGATTATTATAATGGTATTATTAACTGTAGAATAGGTAAACCACCTAAACTCTTTATGGAACAGTACTATAATAAAAATGATGATGGCTGATTTACATATAGAAAACTATGATTTTACTATAATTGACTTTAATGAGTTATTAATAAACGATATACAACCACAAATAATTAATTCTTTACATGAATTTAACTTATTAGAAAAGAGTATTAACAATCTACAGGTTAAAAAGTTTATTTACCACTATACTATATACAATATATGTCAAAGGTTACTTAATTGTAAATCTAAGTCTATTATATACTTTAATAATACACAGTTGGATGAATGTGAATTGATAAAGTATTATAAAGAAAATGACATTTTAACCTTTTTTACCAATTTTTTACGTAGAGTAGATAAAATATTACCATTGAAAATATTTATTAGTAAATATTCTATAGTATATCTTGACCATCTTATAGAGATTAATGATGGTAAAGCTCAAACAACAATAAATTCAATGATAAGTAAGATTAATAATATGGATATCAGCAAATATACCTTTTCAGATGTTAAAAAGTTTACAAGACGTTATGAACTAACGTTTTTAAACAAAGATTACTTTAATAGACTATCTACAAAACTACTTCTAATTAGATAAATAATAATATGGACAAATTTGATAAAGTAGCCAACTCCTTTTTAAGAGAATTTGGCCCGCCGATAAGCTCATCAGACGACGAAATAATGGTACAAATGAAATCAGGAAAATCATTTGGTGATTTTTTAAGAAGTCTCGTAGGTAAATCTAGAAAAGATATTTTAGATTCTGGAAGTTTTGCAAGATTATATTCTATGAACATGCACGGTATAGGTGGTAATAAGAACTCTCCGGATGCCCCTGCAGTACGTTTAAGTAAATTTTTAACTAAGCTTGGTGATTTTGTTAATCAGGATATTACAAAATTACGTTCTGGGGCAGCTGAAACTGATGAGTTTAAACAGAAGCATGATTATGAAGGGTATCTTGAAAGAGAAAGAGAACGTAAAGATTTATTCCGTGAACTAATGACAGAAAAAGACCCTGAAAAAAAATCTGAATTAAGACAAAGGAAGAATGCTTTTAGAAATAATAGTGAA